CAGGTTTCCCAGTCTGCATGAAGTCCCGTGGGTAAAACAAGGTATTTTGCTGGCAGACGAAGTTTGCCAGCGGGTTTACCTTTGTCATCAAATGCTGTCATTTTGGACAATAGAATTTTCATGGCTTTTGTGGCGGCTGGACCTAGCGCAATACCTTGGGGCAGCAGATTTTTGTTAACAGTAGAGAAGTATGCATTTCCACTGTTCATTTTCTGGTTTGCGATCCAAATAGCCCAGAACACTTGAGCTCTGGTTCTTTCGGCAGCACGCGCAACTCTTGATGGCATATTTTCAAACGCACCAAGACTGTCGTTTATCATCATTTCCCAGGTGAAGTCGTAGATCCAGCCACGTTTGGAGAGTTTCCAGTAATCTCCGGAATCGCTCAAATGTACGTGTTCGTAGGTGCCGTTCTCTTTTACTTCATTCAAAACTGGCAATTCGGAAAGTGTTGTTACACTCTGCGGCAAGAAGTTTGGCAGGTCTTTGCGAACAGCGAGCTGCGAGTGTTCGGATACGGCAATATTAATTTCGTCTGCGAGAGCGTTGTTTGTTACTTCGGCAAAAATACTTGAAAAATCAGTGGTGCTTGAACTTCTGTGGTGGATTGCTTCTATTGCCAAGCGTGATTTGTTCAGCATTGAAATATCTCTACCATCAAGCTGTAAACAGTGCCTGCCCATTTCCATGAATGTCATGGCGTGAAACATGTCCGCACCTTCAACAATTTTTGCCTGGCCCGGTTCCATTCTTGCCATAATGGCATTGTACAGACCGCTACGATGTTTGTCGGCTTCGGCGGCACCTGCGTGAGCCATAAAGCTGCTGTTAGTCTCGCTGGCATTGTCGGCTTCGGCCCGGGCGTCAACCATCTGGGTTACTGCCGTGGTAAAGTCGGTCCCCTCGTCAATATAGCGTTTGACGACTTCGGGATCGGCTTCAAGCTTTTCGCCTGCCTGATTGATTTTGCGGATGCGCTCGCGCTCGGCGGTGGTCGCATCGTCTGCAGCCTGTTCGCGGACGGCGGCCATGTCGTCCTTGATTTGTTCGTCGGTTTTAGTTTTGGCGGTTTTGGGCATAGGCATGTCTCTGCTCTCCTTGTTTTCGGTGTTCGGGGTTTCAATTTCGGAATTTATGGGTGTTTCGGTTTTGTCGTCGTCAAGTTTGCGGGTGCCGGCCTTGTCGTCAAAGCCTATGGGAACAATGCTGGCCTCGAGAATTTCCCAGTCGATTGCCCGGTAAAGGTCATATTCGCCACCATCGGTGCGGTCTTTAGCTTTGGTGAGCAACCAGCGCGCAACATTGTAGCCAATGCTAATATTGCGCAGGATGCCGTCAATAATTTTGCGGACAGTGCGTTTGCCGTGGTCGTCCAGATCGGCTTCTTTAGCCAGACGCACGGTGCCAATGACCTGTTCGTCTTCAACCCGGACAGTGCCGGGGATAAAAACGCCATATACATTGTCGGTACTGTAAGAATTATGCAGATCCAGAAAGGGTGCGTTGTTGTTGGCGCGGTCAAGGTTTAATTCCCCCTCTTTTAGAGATAGTTCCTCTTCGTAGGGTTCTCCACGCCATGGCACACGTTGACCTCTGGCTCCGGTGCTTAAGATAATATCAATCGTCCGCTCGGATTCATTCCACGATTCAGGTAAAAATTCAGCCATGCGGTTAAATTTATTCGGCTGTTTTTTAGAGATACGACGACACAATTGTGTATTTGGTTTAGGCATTTTTTGTCTCCGTTTTTTCTTCGGCTCTTTTGTCTTGCCAGATAAAACTGATATTTTGCTTTTCGAGTTCTTCATTGATTTTGACGAATTCGGCGACCACCTCGGCTGGGTCTCCGCCCTTTTCAGCGATAATGTCGTAAAGGGTGCGGGTGCCGGCTTTAAGCTCGTTAAGGTCGGCGACGGCTTCTTTGTTGCGGTCAAGGGCGGTGGCTCTGGGAAGTGTCCATTTTGCAGTCACTTTGTCGGTGTCGATTAGGCCAACGGCATAGGCTTCTTCGATAAACCAGTCCCAGATAGTTTCGCAATACATTGGAATAAAGTAGAATAATTGCAGTGTTTTTATTAGGCGGTAGAACTCAATAAGACCAGCGCGGATGCTGGAATAGTTGGTACCGGACAAGTCGCCTGTCAGTAATTCGTAGCTGATTAGAAAGCCTGCGGCTATGTTGCGTAGCTCTACCCGGTTATATTCTTCATATCCGCCAACGCCTTTGGGGTTGTTCATGGTGACTTGACGGTCGCCGTTTAAATAGGCAATCAGGCCCGGTTCCACCGTATCAACAACTTTGCCATCTGCATCTAAGGCGGGGTCGGTAATGCTTTTTTCCGTGTCTGTGTCAGAGCTTTCGCCACCTGTGACAAAGGCGGTAAAGGATGCCTCCAGTTTTTTACGGATACGTTCGGCTTCGCCATAGTCGTCCAGATTTTTCAGGGGGGCTATGGCTGCCACCATCCATGGAATACCGCGCCGCTGGCCGGGGCGTTCCTGAATAAAGAGGTGTGCAACGTCTTTGGCCGGGCAAAACTCGCTTTCTGTCAGAAACGAGCCAAAAAAGCCATTGTTGGCCGGGTGGTCCTTTAAAAAATGATAACCGTCAACGCGTTTGATTTTGTCCATGTTGACACCACTGATAATCAGCGAGCCGTCTTTATTTTTTTTGTTTTTGGTGTGGTCGCAGATATCACTTTCGATGTGTTCCACCTGAAACGGCACGGCTAGGCCGTCGGACATTTTGCGGGGGCGTTTGCGGGCGAAAATTTCGCCGTCTGTGAACAATGAATGTGCAGCTTGATGCTGCATGGCGTAGGTGCTGGTCTTTATGTTGTCGGCTGCGGGGCGTTTGGACCAGTCTTTCCATAGTTTTGCAATTTGCTTGTCGGTGTCAGCGGCATCTGTTTGGGGGATCGGGACAAGCCCTGTGCCAACTACGTTGTTGGTCAGGCAGTTTATTCCCTTGTGTGCGTGCGTGTTGTTTGTGTAGAGGTCTCGACTTAAGTCTCGTAAGCGGGCCAACGACATTTGCGTGTCGGCATTGGGGTTACCCGATGGCGCATGCCAGCCGGGAAACCGCCGTGGGTTTGCTGCGTCGAACTTTCGGTAGGCAATAAAGTGGGCGGCTTTTTTAATCGTCTTGTGAGCGATGCGTCGGGCGGTAGGGTTTTCGCGGATGAATTTTCTTGCCCGGTTAGTTGTGGAATTAACGATTGACATTTACCAGCCTCTGTTGAATACTGCCTTATGTGAATTCTGTCGCTGTGGCTTTGTGCCCAGCGTTGATTCTATGCGGTCAATGGTTGCAACTAGTTCGGCAGTTGTTTTGTAGGTAACTTGTCTGCCGTCCTGATAGCGGATGGAGAGTACGCCGGAAGCGAGGGCGTCTTTTAATTTGTCGAGCTGTTCTTCTGTGTAGGCCATTTTCGTTTTTCCGCAACCTGAAAAAAATATTGAAAATAGTACATTCGCGCTATAGTTAAAACGCTACAGGACGAAATCCGGGAATCAAGGGTGTACGGAGAATTTTTTTACTTTTTTGCGATTTTTATGATTTTTATGGCTATCTTGTTATCCATGTTACCTGTGTTACTTTTTGGCCGGTTTACCGACGCACCGCATAAAAACGATTTTGGTCAATTTTTGGCGTTTTTTTCGCATTTTTGCAGTTTTTGGCCTGATTGGCGGGTGTTATATTTTGGCTTTTTGGGCGTTTTTATTGCTTCAACCAACCCGTCCGTCGCTGATTAAACTTGTTTTCGCGCTTTTTGGGTAGAGCTGATTTTTCTGTTTTGGCTTTGAAGCGTTTTTCTCGCAACTCGGCAATATTGAGCCTTTTGTGCTGAATAATGTATGTGTAGGCGGCCAATGCGTAAACCCACAAGTCCCAGATCTCGTTTCTTTCGCGCCGTTTGATAAATTCGGCGACCGGGCGTCCTTTTACCTTACGTTTGGTGAGGTTTTCTGCTGTTAACTGTTTGAAATAGTTTTCTCTAAATTCTGCGTCCCAGTTATCCGGGAAATGCATCCGTCCGCTGTTGTCTTTGCCCAGTTTGAGTTTGTACCACAAGTTCATTCGTGCCTGATGTACTCCGACGATAATCGGTGGCACCTTCTTGCCCTTACTGGGCTTGTAATTGTAAGGCCAAATCGGCGACCGCCGGTCGGATGATCCTTTAATTGCTAAAACATTCTTGCGCCAATGACGTTGGCTGAAATCGTAAACTTTGTCGCTGTGATGTCCGCCAGAGTCTATCAGCGTCACCACGGGCGATATGCCGTCATATTTGTGGTTGACTTCGCGAACCAGATCGTTCCATACTTCGTCGTCGCCGGGAAAGCCAGGTAAGACAGTTGAGTAAACATGATAAGGCTCGTAGTTTTCGGCAAAGCCGGCCACCAAAACTTCCAGACGGTTGTCCTGTACGTCAACCGTTCTGACCAGCGCGCCCACCGGATCGGGTACTTCACGCGTGTAAGTCTCACACAGCTCT